GTTACAAAGAAAAGAGATAATAAAGGTAAAGGTATTGAAGTTATAGAACAAACTGCTGAATGGTTTGTTTATAATGAAAGAGGAATACAAGCAGGAAATACAAATGCTGGTTTAAAAATTTCTTCTGATTCAATTACATATTGCACATCTGGTGTGATTGACCAAACTAAAAATATGGTTATGGGTCATTTGCATAAGGCAATCAAACCAGTCAATCAATTAAGAATGATTGAGGATGCTGTTGTTATTTACAGAATAGTAAGAGCACCTGAAAGAAGAATATTCTATGTTGATGTGGGTAATTTACCTAAAGTAAAAGCAGAATCTTATTTAAGAGATGTTATGGCAAGATATAGAAATAAACTTGTCTATGACGCTTCTACTGGTGAGATTAGAGATGACAGAAAACATATGTCAATGCTCGAAGATTTTTGGTTACCTCGTAGAGAAGGTGCAAAAGGTACCGAAGTTTCTACACTTGCAGGTGGTCAAAATCTTGGTGAAATTTCAGATGTACAATACTTTCAAAAGAAATTATATAAATCTTTGAATGTTCCTATTTCTAGAATGGAATCAGAAAATGGTTTCAATATGGGAAGAGCAGCTGAAATTACTAGAGACGAACTTAAATTTACGAAGTTTGTTCAAAGATTAAGAAAAAGATTTGGAACACTTTTCAATGATATACTAAAATCTCAATTAGTTTTAAAAGGTATTATTACTATTGAAGATTGGGGTAAAATTAAAGAACATATACAATATGACTTTTTAAAGGATGGGTATTTCTCTGAATTAAAGAATGCTGAAATGTTAAGAGAAAGAATTAATCTTGCAAATGAAGTCAGTCCGTATATCGGAAAATACTTTTCTGTTGAATATATCAGAAAGAATGTATTAAGACAAAGTGATGATGATATCATTGATATTGATAATCAGATTCGTAACGAAATTAAACAAGGTATTATCGCAAATCCTGAAGGCGCAAGTATGGAAGATGATGATACTAACGATATAAATATAGGAGATAATTAATTATGTCAGATAATGAAAAAGTAGATAATGTAAAAGCAATGGTTGACTCTCTTGCAGACGGCGATAATATCGCAGCTCAAGACGCATTTAAAAGTGCTCTATCAGATAAAATAGGTAGTGCTTTAGATGATAAAAGAATGACTGTTGCAAATGATTGGTTGAACGCAGCTCACGAAACAGAAGATTTAGAAAAAAATTCTACATTGAGTGGGACGGTTTCAGAAGTAGAACCTGTTGAACAGGAACCTGCTCAAGAACCTGTTGAAATAGATAATGATGAGGAACCAAATGAACAACCTGTCGTTTCAGAAGTTTAAAGGACAGTTATCTGAACGAAGGTATGGTGGACCCGAAAAGGGTCAGGCGTATAATAAATTATCGCCAAAGATGAAGGCCGCTGTAGATGATGTTTATAGTAAGATTGATAAAACTTCCGATCCTCTTATAGGAAAAGTTGAAGGAATTATTAGTCAAGTGGCTAAAAAACATGGTATTAATGTATCAAGTATAGAAAGATATATTGATAACGAAACAATAAAGTAAGGGAATAAAAAATGGCAATTGCAACAAGAACACTAAAAGATAGTAAATTAGAAACTGGTAGTGGTGCTCAAGGTGGTAAGGTTACTGTTTTAGTAAACATGAACGATAACACTACTGCTGATTCTAACATATTGGATGCAAGTGGTTTAGCAGGACACGCTAACGGTGCTATGCTAGATATCACTAGAATATGGTGGGCATTAGTACAAGGTACTGCTGATGATAACACAGGTTGGGTTCAAATACAATTCAAAGGTGCTTCATCGGATACTGTAGCAATTAATCTTGCAGGCACAGGACATTATGATGGAACTGCTGGTAAGATTGAAAATAATGCAACGAATACAACAGCAACCTCAGGAGACCTAGAGTTAAGTGCTTATGGTGTTTCTGGATATGTTCTTATCGAATTAAGAAAAGACGAATCATTTACTGCATAGTAGATAGGATTTTCTATGACGATTACGAACACAGCTATTGTTGATACCACTTCCAAGTACATTGTACAGTCGAAGGGTATCAAGGATGAAACAGACCAAATAGTAGCTGATGGTGAAAAATTGAAAGATGGTACAAATGAATCAAAATTATGTTTGATTGAGTGCCATTATCAGATAAAAGGTACAGGCACTTTAAAGTTAAGTGCTGAAAGTGAAGATAATGATTTGAGTTTTACTGGGAATGGTAAGTATGGTTTACGACCTGACGAGTTAAAATTTGGAGATGATAAACAGATAAAATTAACAACTGATTCAAATGTTAAGAGTTATTTGTTAATCACAGAGTTTAGGAGAAAATAATATGGCAGATGTAGTTACATCACAAACAATAGCAGACACCGTAGGTGTTAAAACTGTTATGAAGTTTACAAATATAAGCGATGGCTCAGGTGAAACACTTGTAACTAAAATGGACGCTAGTGCTTTGAATTTTTTATCAGAGGATGCAAATAGAGTTATATCAAAAATTTGGTGGGCAGTTAATACAACAAATGGTAAATCAGGTGTAGAATTATTATGGGCAGGTAGTGGTACAAGTGCTGCTAACACAACAATAGGGTTCTTTTCTGGTAGAGGTTATCACGATTACTTTACTGCTGGTAATAGTATTCCTAATAACGCTACATTAACAGCAAACACTAGTCCTGCTGGTGATGTATTACTTTCAACAAAAGGTTTTGTTGCAGGCGATAACTATACCATTATAATAGAAGTGAGATAAATGGGAAAGAAGAACAAAGATTATTCTAAAGCAATTCTAGAAAGAATTGTAGGAACAAAATCTAAAACTTATCTTGCAGATGAATTTAGAAAAGCATTTGCAGAAAAGTATGGAATAAAGAAAGAAGAAATGAAAAGAGAAGTTGTAGATAAAATCTATAACAATAAAGAAAAGGTGGAGAAATGAAACTAATTACAGAAACAATTGAAGATATCGAAGTCTTAAAAGAAGATAAAGGCAACGGTAAAAAAGATTATAAAATTCGTGGCGTCTTTATGCAGGCGGATATCAAAAACCGTAATGGTCGAGTTTATCCAGTCGATACTTTAGCAAAAGAAGTTACACGATACACAAAAGAATTTATAAACAAGAAGCGTGCTTTCGGTGAACTTGGACATCCAGACGGACCAACAGTTAACCTTGAAAGAGTTTCACACATGATTACTAGTCTTAAACCAGAAGGTAAAAACTTTATTGGAGAAGCAAAAGTAATGGATACTCCATACGGCAAAATCGTTAAGAATTTAATTGACGAGGGTGCTCAACTAGGTGTATCATCAAGAGGTATGGGTTCTATTCAACAATCTCAAGGAAGAAATGTTGTTGGAAAGGATTTTTATCTTGCAACTGCAGCTGATATAGTTGCAGACCCATCGGCGCCTGACGCTTTTGTAGAAGGCATAATGGAGGGTAAAGAATGGGTATGGGACAACGGCATATTGAAAAGTATGGAAGTTGAACAATACAAAGAAGAAATCGAAAGAACTAAGCGAGAAGAACTTGCTGAAGTTAAAGCAGATATCTTCAAAGACTTCTTATCAAAATTTTAAAACCTACGGGACTTTATTAGAAAGCGTAGGGTTTAAGATGGTAAGATGTATAAATAATAGTAATAAGAAAAATTAATTAATTTTTAAATATTAAGGAGAGACCGAATGTCTGAAACCGAAGTAAAAAAAGAAGTAGAGGCGGTAGAAGAGCAAAAAAATGCGGCTAACAAAGACGCAGCTCCAGCTGAAACTACTCACCTTAAAAATGACGCAGAGGATCTTGGTGCTCCAGTTGTAAAACCAACTGACAGTAACCCAGACGCTACGAAGAAGGTATCTAAAGTATCGGACCAGGTTAATAAGGATGCGAAAGACGGATCTTTGGAAAAAGATAATAAACCATCTGGCAAATCAGAAGAAACTAAAGTAGAAGGCGAAGAAATCGCTGAAACTAAAGAAGAATCTGAAATGAATATTGACCTATCTGATGATGTTAAGGCTTTAGTTTCAACAGACGCTGACCTATCCGAGGAATTCAAGGAAAAGGCTGCGACTATTTTTGAAACTGCTGTTAAGACAAGAATACAAGAACAGGTTAAAGTACTAGAGGCTCAGTATGAAGAAAAACTTTCAAAAGAAACTGAAACAGTAAAAGAAGCTATGGTGTCAAAAGTTGACTCATATCTAAACTATGTTGTTGAAGAATGGATGAAAGAAAACGAGTTAGCAGTTGAAAGAGGTGTTCGTACCGAAATCGCTGAAGATTTCATTACTGGTCTTAAAACTTTATTCAAAGAACATTATATTGATGTTCCAGAAGAAAAGTACAATGTACTTGAGGACTTGACAAACCAATCAAAAGATTTAGAAGCTAAACTTAACGAACAGATTGAAAAGAATGTAAATCTGACAAAAGAAGTTTCTGAATTCCATAAAAGACAAGCAATCTTGGAAGTAACTGCTGATTTAGCAGAAACACAAAAAGAAAAATTTGTTTCTATGGCAGAGAATGTTGAGTACGAAAGTGCTGAAAAGTTTAAGGAAAAGTTAGAGACTATTAAAGAATCTTACTTCCCTAAAACCGAATCAGAAGTAGCAGAAGATAATTCTGTTGATTCTGTGGCGGCGAATGAACCAGCTGTTGAAGCTAGTTCGGATGCTATGGCTGCATATACAGCCGCAATAACTAAAAACCTTAAGCAATTATAGTCTTAATGTTTTTTAAAAATGTAAATAATAATAAGGAGAGATAAAATGTATCTTACTGAAAACTTACAGGAAAAGTGGCAGCCAGTCCTAGAACATCCAGATTTGCCAAAAATCGAAGATGCTTATAAAAGAGCTGTAACTACTGTGATTCTAGAAAACCAAGAAAAGTCAGTTAGGGAAGACCGAAGCTTTATGGCTGAGGCTGCACCTACCAACTCAACTTCTTCAAGTGTTGATAACTGGGATCCAGTTTTAATATCATTGGTTCGTAGAGCTATGCCAAATCTTATCGCATACGATATTTGTGGTGTACAACCAATGTCAGGACCAACAGGTCTAATTTTCGCTATGAAATCAAGATATGGTTCACAAGCTGGTGCTGAAGCACTATTTGATGAAGCAGACTCAGATTTCTCAGCTAGAGATGCTGCTAGCGATACTGGTTCACCTGACGCTCAATCAGGTACTAACCCTGCAACATTAAATGATTCACCATCTGCTGGAACTTACACAACTGGTTCTGGTATGACTACTGCTCAAGCAGAAACACTAGGTGATGGTACTGATGAGTTCGCTGAAATGGCTTTCTCAATCGACAAAGTAACTGTTACTGCAAAATCTAGAGCTCTAAAAGCAGAGTATACTATGGAACTTGCTCAAGACTTAAAAGCAATCCACGGTCTAGACGCTGAAACAGAACTTGCAAACATCCTTTCAAGTGAAATTCTTGCTGAGATTAACAGAGAAGTAGTAAGAACTATTTACGGCCACGCTAAAGCGGGTGCTCAAGTAAATACAACTACTGCTGGTATCTTTGATTTAGACACAGACTCAAACGGCCGTTGGTCAGTTGAGAAATTTAAAGGGTTATTATACCAACTAGAGAGAGACGCTAACGCTATCGGTCAACAAACTAGAAGAGGTAAAGGGAACATTATTATTTGTTCTGCTGATGTCGCTTCTGCTTTACAAATGGCTGGTGTTTTAGATTACGCTCCTGCGTTGAATACTAACTTAAATGTTGACGATACTGGTAATACATTTGCTGGTGTACTAAACGGTAAATTCAAAGTATATGTTGATCCATATGCAGCGAATGTATCTGCTAGTCAGTACTATGTTATCGGTTACAAAGGAACTTCACCTTACGATTCTGGTCTGTTCTATTGCCCATATGTTCCACTACAAATGGTGAGAGCAGTTGGTCAAGACAGTTTCCAACCAAAAATTGGATTCAAGACTAGATACGGAA